CCTGCTGCGTGTTTATTGAGACGATTGCGTTTCTGGGCAGCGGTCGTAATGAATCGCCCGGCATATTCCTTGGCGTTAACGCGCAGGCTAACAAGATCAGCACCAAAGAGATTGACGAGATACTGACCGACTACACTGAGGTGCAGTTGTCCAAGGTCAAATTAGAAACAAGAAACGACCGGAATCATCAGCACCTTTACGTTCATTTACCTGACCAGACACTGGTTTTCGACTATACGGCTACGCAGGCGACGAATACGCCGGTATGGTTTGTTCTCAGCACCTCAGAGCTAGGTTTAGCGCAGTACAAGGCGCGAGACATCGTGTGGTGCTACGACAGGTGGCTGATTGGTGACCCAACGTCTAACGTGTTTGGATTCTTTAAGGATGACATCGGCTCTCATTATGGTGACAAGGTCCGTTGGGAGTTCTCAACCGGCATCGTTTACAACGAGGGTCGCGGGGCGATCTTCCATGAACTGGAGTTGGTTGCGCTAACGGGTCGCGTCGAATTTGGCACAAATCCCCTGATTAGCACTAGCTACAGTGTTGACGGCGAAACGTGGAGCCAGAGTCGGTCAATCAAGGCGGGTACTCAGGGCAACCGGAATAAAAGGCTTGTTTGGTTCCAACAGGGCAGCATGGTCAACTGGCGCATACAGCGTTTCAGGGGCGAGTCTGACGCACATGTATCGTTTGCTAGACTTGAGGCTCAGGTCGAGCCACTGGCGTACTAGCGATGGCTAAGTCAAGGCTAGGGCTAACGAGGGACCAACTGGCGGTTTTCCTCAAGGATCACGAGCAGATCATCCAGTTTGAGAAACTGTTTAGCACTGTTGACGAGAGCAGCAGCGATAATTCTATTGTCGATATTGAGATCATCGCCCAGTACGCTCAGACCATCGCTAACATGGCAGCGGACACTAATCACCTGTCAGTAGACTACATCGACTTTGCACCGTCAGCGCCCCACGCGGATAAAGATGCGCGGGTGGTATGGAACGCGAACGATGACACGCTGAACCTGCACCATTCGGACGGCGTTGTTCAGCAGGTAGGCCAAGAGACTTACATATACGGTCGGAATGCTACCGGATCTACCATCACCAACGGATCTACCATTGGATTTGATGGCGTAAACGGTGACTTTAGAATTGAATTTCTGGACTACATTGCTGACGGCACTTATCGTTCAGAATACTTTTTAGGCGTTGCCACACAGGACATCGATAACGGTGATCTAGGATTCGTTACCACATTCGGTAACGTGCGAGACATCAACACCACCGGCAGCGCGGTGAGCGAGTCATGGGCAATCGGTGATGAGTTGTACGCCAGCCCGACCACGGCAGGCGCGTTTACCAAGGTCAAGCCCACTGCGCCGAATGTCTCTATCCCGGTAGCGATTGTTTTAAAGGTCAGCGCGACTGAGGGCGAGATATTTGTTAACCCAATCATTGAGCAGCAAAAGTATTACGGACAGTTTACGCGGACCACTGATCAGGTTGCGGGTGGCACGAGTACCGCTGTCGCGGTTGTTTTTGACACCACAGAGGTATCAAACGGCATATCGCTTGGCACACCGGCATCCAGATTGGTCGCTGCACATGCGGGGCTTTACAATTTTGCGGTCAACTTTCAGGTGCTATCGAATAGCGCGAGCGCGAAGAACGGCTACTTCTGGTTTCGCAAAAACGGCGTAGACATTGCAAACTCTACGAGCAGGCTAACGCAATCGGCTAACAACGAATATGCGACCATTCAAAAGAGTGACTTCATTAGTTTGGCTGCGGCAGATTACATAGAGGTAATGTTTGCGGTTGATGACACTAATTTGTGGCTAGACGCGAGCGCGGCCACGGCATTCTCTCCGGCAGCGCCTGCGGTCATAGTCGCAGTAACTCAGGTACAACAGTAATGGCTATCACAGTAACGAACATCATCCCAAGGAAGCTCGCTGAGACATCCGCGACGATTCAGTACACCGCGACAGGTGCAACGACGATCATCGATAAGTTTACGGTGACCAACGTTGGATCGGCCAACACGCTGATTACAGTTTATCTGCCTAACGCGAATTCTTCCGGTAATCCACTGGCATCGAACACGGTGATAAACGCGAGGTCGATTGGCATCAGGGAGACGTATTCCTGTCCGGAATTGGTTGGTCAGGTGATCCCAGACGGCGCGACGATTGTCACGACTGCGGGTACGGCTAGTTCGCTAGTAATTAGCGCGACCGGCAGCGAAATAAGCTAGTAATTGAATTGGCCGCAATATGTGAGACAATACGCTAAAAGAGGGCATATTTTGAGCGACATAGATTGGCTGAAGCGTCACTTTACAGAGGTACTGTACCTGCCAGAAGAGGCTTCTGATTGGCTAATCGACCTCTACAGATCGATACAGTTGTTTGATGATGTCGCAGACGGTGACCCAGTAGACAGAAAGGATTTAGATCACGTTCTATGGCACATGATGGTTGGTCAGTATTCCAACGCATTTTTTGCTCAGAAGAGCGCGACATTAGTGCCGCTACTGGCGAATGCTATACTGAAGTGGCAGGCATCAGACCACGTTGAGCGAGAGGGCGATGTTGACGCTAGGTCGTTTATGTGGAGAGCGGGTTACTACGATATTATTTTAACTGTTGTACAGCTCTGTCATGGTCAAGAGGTTGCTAAAGAAAGCGCACACTTAATCATGCGAATGTACGGCGAGAAATACGAAGATTATTTAGAGGAGTTTTCATAATGCCACATCCAGCGGTTGCAATTATTGGAGGCAGTATAGCGAGTTCTGCTGTTCAGGCGAGATCAGCGAGCAAGGCGGGTCGCGCCCAAACTCAGGCGGCAGAGATGGGCATACAGGAGCAGAGGGAAGCGAGATTAGCGACCGAAAGGCTAATGGCCCCATACGTTGCCGCAGGCACAGGTTCCCTAGAGCAGCAGCAGGCAATCCTTGGTCTGTTGGGTCCAGAGGCGCAGCAACAAGCGTACTCAGGCATAGAGCAGGGTCCATTGTTTCAGTCTTTAGTCAAGCAGGGCGAAGAGGGAATCCTTCAGACGGCATCTGCTACTGGTGGCCTGCGCGGTGGCAATATTCAGGCGGCACTGGGTCAATTTAGACCCCAGATGCTACAAAACATGATTCAGAGTCAGTATCAAAATCTAGCCGGTTTGACTTCACTGGGTCAGGCATCTGCTGCCGGTCAAGCTGGATTTGGTCAGAGTACGGCATCAAACATTGGCAACCTATACGGGCAAATTGGTCAGGCTCAAGCTGGCGCTGCACTTGGCAGGGGTCAAGCTATGGGCAACCTGTTTAATCTGCCCTTGCAGTTGCAAGGCATGGCATCGGGATCAGGCCAGACAATGGGCGAATTTTTAGGATTTTAAAAAGGTAATTAACAATGGCACAACCATACGACTATTCGTTAAACATACCAAGTCCGCTACAGGCTTTTGGTCAGGCATTTAATGTTGGCGCTGCCGGTCAGAAGGCTAGATACGCTAGAGAGGATCGTGCGGCTGCAATTGCTAAAAAAGCATCCGACGATGCTTTTATCGAGGCCATGTTTGCAATACCCGTCCAAGACAGGACGCAAGACCAGTACCTGCGATTAGGCATGATAAATCCACAAATTGCTGAATTAGCGCAACAACAATTCGACTCGATGTCAGAGCAGCAGCAGCAAAATTCGTTTCTTGACGCAACACAAATCCATACGGCGTTGAGAGGAAGCCTTCTGGGTGAGACTGATTTTGAGATGGTGGACCAAATTATTGCTAGGCGAGTAGATGCCACTAAAGGTAATCCCGCACTAAATAAGATGTGGTCAGACGCTAGAGAGATTGCTAGAACAGATCCAGAGGCGGCAGAGGCTATGGTTGGCGCGAGGATTGCTACGCTGCCCGGCGGTAAGGAATACTTTGACGCAATGAAAACGCGAGGCGAAGAGGCTAGGGCTGTTGCGTTAGACCCACAAAAGCGAGCGGAGCAGAAGTTAAAGGTTGAAAAGCTGCAAGACGAGATTAAATTCAACAAATTTGAAGGGTTTCAGTTAATGGCAGAAGCCGGTGTTGACATTAATTCACTCGTCGCAGAAGACTCGGAGATACGCGGCCCACTAGAGCAGATAGCCAAGCGTCAAAAACAACTACAGTTGGCAGAAAAGGCTAAAAACACCGCTGCCGCTGAGAAGTTACAGTTAGAAATAGCAAACCTGAAGAATACAGCACAAGAAAAGGCGCAAACTAAGATCAATGATGTTAACAATGCACTGTCTGGGTCTGATGACCTGATAACATTTATTAACAAGATTCTAGAAGCTGGTGGTAGCCCTACAGACTCAGATTCTGCAATGTATGAAGTTTTTGGGACCATAGCTGGCGCACTTCCAAGCTTGAAGCAAGAAAATGTTAATTTTGAGAAGATGATTGATACTTTAAAGTCTAAGATTTATTTAGACAAGGTTGCCTTGATGCGCGGTACGGGTCCGCTGTCTGACAGAGAGGGTGCAAAGCTGGAAACCGCTATGCGTAGTCTTGATCTAAGGCAAGGTCCGCAACAGGCATTCGACAATTTAATAGAGATACAGGAATTGGCGGTTGCTAACCAAGGATTGATCAAAAAGAAGTACGGTGACATTCCTACTCTTGAGCGTCAGGCTGCTGGTGAACTAGCTGAATCTTCTGATGTCGCTGAAACTTTTAAGGTTGAAACTCCTTTGGGAACCTATTTTTTCGATAGTGAAGAAGCGATGATTGAATATAAAAGAAAGACGGGGACGTAAAAAATGCCCATAGATTATGCAGGGATAGCAAAACAATACGGCGGCGTTTTAGAAGAAGATGTCGTTGAAACTGCTCCTGAAGAGGTTATCGACTATGATGGTATCGCGAAAGAGCTAGGGGGTGTACTGGAGCCTTCTGGCGTTACAGGCGGGACTTTAGAAGAGCAGATGATGGCCGCTGAGTCTGAGGTTCCTATGCTCGACGCATACGGTAGCCCAATAATGCCGCCACCACTCCCTCCTGAAATAGAGCAAGACCCTGAGTTTCAAGAAAAATTGGCGGCTGCTTCAGAAGTTTTCCTGACGATGCTTTCAGGAATGACATTGGGAGCGGGTGGACAGGTAAGAGGGACGATAGCAGGTCTCACGGAGAAAATACTGTCTGGAGAATTTGGAACCCCTGAAGCGGCAAGATACATACAACAAAAAGCTATGGAGACCGGCGCTAAATACACTAGCATGCCTGAAAGCGAGCTTGGCCAAGAATACCTACAAGCTGTTTCGGAACCTCTATCAAGTATCCCTGCATATATACCTGCGATGGGTTCTGCTGGCACAATTTCTGCGGCATTGTCTGGTGCGAGGCAAGCTGTTCGGGCGGGTGGCGCACCTGAAGTCGCGCAAATGACGGGTCAGGCAGTAAGAGAGGTTGGCCCTACTGCGATGGACATAGTTGTTCCTCAACCTGTCAGGGCTGCGGTAGAACCCGTTGTTCAGGCTGTTGTCGAGCCGGTTAAGCAAACGGCAGCGGCGGCTACAGCCCAGATGGAAAGAATACAACAGCAAAGAATGCAGCAAACCAGAAACATCCTAGAAGCTGAACCTGATCGATCTGACGTTGTCGAGTTTCAGATAGTAAACGACAGGGTACGTCCCGATCCGTTAGCAAGCGAAACCTTGAAACAAGGTTGGCGCGAAGGGGTGGTGGGTTCAATAAAGGCAGCAAGCGATCTCGATAGGCGACAAATGGAAAAGTCTCTCAGAATCCATAAGCTGGGCAGGAGATCAGAAAAGTTTGCTGTTAGAAATCGCCCTTCAGATGTCATTGGCGAATCAATGATGAAGCGTGTTAATTTTCTCATTGATAAAAAAACAAAGAGCGGCAAGCAGGTAGAAAACATTGCTAAGACGCAACTGCCGGGCAAGCGAGTAAACTACGAACAACCAATGGCGCAGTTTATTGGTGATCTAGATGACATCGGCATATCCGTTGAGCGAGGTAGAAATGGCAAGTTCAAAGTTAATTTAGAAGGATCAGACATCGAGGGTGACGAGGTGGGAGAAGCGTTATTAAATCGCATCTTAAAACGTCTGGGTGACACTAAGGTTCCAGATGCCTACGGTGTTCATAGAGCTAAGAGGTATATGGACACTCAGGTCTCTTACGGCAAAAGGCGACTTAATCCATTAACGCAAGAGGCTGAGTACATTGTTAAGTCATTGCGGCGAAACCTAAATACGGCGCTTGGCGATGAATTTCCTCAGTACCGACAAGCCAATGAAGGATACAGAGAGTCTTTGACTGCGCTTGAGCAAATACAAGATGCTGTTGGGAAGGCAGTAAACTTTGAGAGTGACAGGTCTAATGCCGCGTTTGGCACTGCATTAAGAAAAGTATTAACAAACTACGGGTCGAGAAATTCCATCATTGACGCGATAGATGGTGTCGAGATGATCGCCAAAAAGTATGGGCTAAAGATTGAGGATGACCTTATTAACCAGATTATCTTTGTTAATGAGCTTGACCGAATGTTTGGTGCTGCGGCAACTGGATCTTTTAAGGGTCAAATTGAGCAGGCTTTACGCAAGGGTTCTGATTTTGCTCGCAGTAGCGCGGCAGAGAAGGCTATTACACTCGCCGAAGAGGTAACAGAGGCCGTCAGAGGTATAAACGAAGAAAATGCCATCAAGTCGATAGAAGAAATATTAAAGCGGCGAAAACCTAAGCAACCGGGAACGGCATTGGTCGAGCAATAAAACAATCGCCTGAGCGCACAAAAAACCGTAAAATCGTATTAAGAATGCTCTGAAGGAGCCAACAGAATGACCGCAATCAGTATAACACCGGGCTACCCCAACTATTCAGACACTGACGGCTCTGCTCTGAACGATGGTTACGTCTACATCGGCCTAGAGTATCAAAACCCTATCACTGCGCCCACTGGCGCGTTTTGGGACCAAGACTTCCAGATACCCGCTGATCAACCGCTAAGAACGTCAGGCGGTTATATCGTGCGTAACGGCTCCCCTGCCGCTGTTTACACTGGGGCGGCTTACTCCATTCTCGTACAGAATAAGAACCTTGTAACGGTCTACAATGCGCCTAGCGCGGTTATAACGAACGTTACTAACACCGTCGAAGATATTACGCAGTATCAGGGCGCTCACGCGACCGATCCTCTCGCTAGAAATGACGGCACACCGCTACAGGTTGGCGATCTTTACTTTAACACCTCGATCAATGAGCTGAAGGTGTGGACCGGCAGCGTATGGGCTGCGACATCACCCGGCAATGTGGCAGTACAAAACTTTACCGGCACAGGATCTCAGACCGCGTTTACCCTGTCCGCTGCACCGATTGCTGAAAATAATACGCAGATATACATCGACGGTGTTTATCAGCAGAAGGATACCTACGCTGTCGCAGGCGCGACGATCAACTTCTCTACTGCACCACCCAATCTCAGCACGATTGAAGTTGTCAGTTTCTCGATTGCGAGTCTGGGTACTGTTGACTCTTCTAACGTAAGCTACAACCAAGGCGGGACCGGCGCTGTAAACCAGAGCGTTCAGTCTAAGCTGCGAGAGTCAGTGTCGGTCAAGGACTTTGGCGCTGTCGGTGATGGTTCAACGGATGACACTGCGGCTATTCAGGCGGCTATTGATGCTGTTTCAGCGACAGGAACGTATGGCGAAGTCATCATCCCGCCATCGGCTGGCGAATATATTTTTACATCAATTCAGAATAAAACGAAGGTCACGCTCAAAGGAACTGGCGGCATCCTGAAGTATAAGGATAACACTGCTGTAGATAGTGGGGTGAGTTACTATCTTATTTATAATCTGACGGGTGAAAAGGTAACGTATGAAGGTTTGATTATCGAAGGCAACAAGGCAAACAATACAGCGTTCACTGTTGCTGACGCGATAACCTGCACTGGGTTTGCCGGAACTGTTAGAGACTGTCGCATCTTTAATCCACCCGATAGCGGTATCATGTTCAGCGATGCAAACAGGGGTCAGTGTGTTGGCAACTATGTTGAAGCAGCACCAGACGCAGGTATTTATGTGAACGGCACTCTAGTCGCTGATCCATCGAGCAGCGATAGCCAAGGCGCTTTAGTCGCGGGTAACGTGATCAAAAGTTGTGTGTTCAATGGCATCGTGTTGAAGCGAGGTTGCCAAGATGTCTCTGTAGACGCGAACACAGTTTTCGATTGCGGAAATGGAATTGGCACTGAGAGTTTTACTGGCGGCAATAATCCGTGGAACATTAGCATCACCAACAATCAGATATTTAATATTGGCTATATGTATCGATCATCATCGGTTGCAGAACGGGGCATAGATTTGCAAATGAGCGATAACTGCGTAGTCTCTGGCAACAGAGTTCATGAAGTTGGTGGCGTTGCGCTAAATGTTTCTGGCGGCTCAAACAACACAGTGGACGGCAACGTTTTTACGGGCCACGCGGCAAGTCCAGACCCAGACGGTCAGAGTGGATTCTTGTACGAGACGCGAGAATCAAGCGTCCCAAGCTACAATATCATTACCAACAATCAGTTTGAAAACTTTACTGGTTGGGGCATGTATTTACGCCAAGGCACTAACACGATCATTCAAGGTAACATAATCAAGGGCGTAGATGTGGGCATTGAGGCGTTCGTCGGTGCTTATGACAACATGATTTTAGACAATATACTGTCAGGATCGACAGCGGATTTTAATGTTGCGGCAGCATCAAACAACAATCTGATCGAAGGCAACAAGAAAATTAACAGCACAGGCACTGGCGCAAACGGATTTACTGCGACAAGCACTGAGCTAAATGCAGCAACCAATGCGATGAACACATCACAGTTTAAAGAGGCAGGATTTCAAGTTTACAATTCTACTCTTAGTAAGCCCGTTTTTGCTGTTGGAGCGGCGGCAACAGATGTGTGGAAAGATGCAGCAGGAACTACAGCAAACACTCCCGTTTGATATAACAGAATTAAAGGGTAAATAAAATGTTAAAAACAGTATCTTCAGTTGCAAACGCTCTAGGTGCGTTGAATTACAAGGGCACATGGAACGCATCAACGAATACCCCGACACTTGCGTCTGGCGTAGGTACTCAGGGCGATTACTACGTTGTATCAGTTGCTGGGACTACTGACCTGAATGGTATTACGAACTGGGGCGTAGGCGATTGGGCAGCGTTCAATGGGTCCGTATGGCAGAGAGTTGAGGGTGGCGCAGACGGTAATTTTGTGAACCTCGATGTGACCGGCCAATCTACAACTGCGGCGCTTACGGTAAACACTACGGACGCGAATCACAAAATTAGCGGTGGTGCTGGCGATATTTATACGCTGTACGCAGGTCGTAGTGCAACAGACTATTACATCGGCAGAGATGCGAGCGGCGCAATATTAGCAGTGACAGGAACAGCGGCCCCGCTTCTGTTAAAGACAAACAACACAACTAGATTAAATATCAGCACTGGTGGGGATGTCGCGGTATCAACTGGCAACCTCGTTATGAGTACATCCGGCTCTGGCATCGACTTCTCTGCTACCGCTGGCACTGGCACTAGCGAGCTATTCGATGATTACGAGGAGGGTGATTGGACACCTACCCTGCAAGCCACCGATGGGGCATTTAATAGCGTAACGTATGACACGC